GGTTTATGTGTCCCAGCGCTCCTTCTCTGTCTGCTGTCTCTCTTTCCATGCCCGGAAAGCGGTCAGTTCCTCCTCGCCGGGCATACCCTTCATTGCTTTGGCAATGCGCTTGCCAACAATGGAATCAAGCTCCGCCTGAGTGAAGGTTTTCTCAGGGGCAGGCTCCGGCGCGGGGGCCGGGGTGAGGTTGTTCTCGTTTGTGATAGGTTCGCTCATATTATTTACCTCCGTTTTCGGGCCGTCGCCCCTGATTTAACGCCTCGCGGCAGGTTGTATAAAAACCGCGTTAGCGGGTTTTACCGAAAGAGAAAGAGCCATCATCCTCCGGGTGCTCCGAAAGGATAATGGCTCTTGGCTCAAAGGCTCTTGGCTCTCTGGTTGTTCATTTTTGTTGGGAATGCGTTTATCTCAAGATCATGCTTGCACGCCTTACAGCGGAAGGGCATATGCTCAATGCGGGTGTCCTCCCGCAGGGGGAAAAGGGCCTTGCCGCAGTGGGGGCAGTTATACCAGCGCCCTTGCTTTTTTGTGCTCACTTTTTCTCCTTCTTAGCTTCTTCTAAAAATTTCTTTGCCATAGTTGCCCTCATTCTGGCAAAATCCACTTCACCATCAAAGGCGCGCAATTCAGGCGCGTTTTCATCATATGGTTCCGCCGCCGCTAAATCGCGCTCAAGGCGCTTTTTGTCAGCCTCGGATAAATTCAATGCCATATTCCTTAGCCTCCTCCAAAAGCTTCTCAATAATGTCAATGTATTGCTTTATGTCAAATTTTTCTGCCGTTGCATTCAACTTTGGAGAAGCGTCATCCAGAGCTTTCCAAAATGAAAACCCATCATAGTCCTCTTTCTTGAATACTGCATAAAGTTTTCCTGTGTTCCCGACGGCGGTCATCCCATACATTTTATCATTCGCCAAAAACGATGTTAAATCAGTATAGCTGAATGTCTCTCCGCTTGGGTGGTTGTGCACGAAAATATGCGGCTCATGACAGCGCGGCATAACGATCTGCTGTTCCGCCGCATCTCCGACCTTGCGCTCGATCAACCGTAAATCCGGCGAGTAGATTGCCCCGGCCTCTGTGCCGACCGGCCTGTCCTGCACAGACCGCAGCAGTTCCCGGTGGGCCTCCTGCAAACGCTCCGCCTGCTCCACGCTCCAGCCCTCCGGCTGAATTTGCGGAACGCGCCGTATCGCTTCCTCTGTAACAGGAATCCCGTGATAGTTTATATCTTTAAGTATACCAGATTCTGCGCGTTTTTCAAGCAATTCCGCCGCCTTTTTCGTGGACGCATCATCCACATAGGAGACTTTCATCCTCTCCCGCTGCTCCGGCAGGCCCGCCGCCTTGCTGAACGCCCGGTACTTCTCATTCAGGCGGCGCAGGCGGATGTTGGCGGCGGTGGCCTTATCGGTCAGCCCTGCAGCCTCGTAGGCGGTTTTCAAACGCTTTTGCTTGCGGATGGTGGCCTCTATGCGTCTCTGCATTTGGGTGGCTTCATATGCCGAGTATTTACGTCCCTCAAACTCAATAGGAGGCGGGTCAATATTTGCAAGCTCCTGATCAGTGTAGGTGCGTTCAGAAATTCCTTCTATATACGGATAAAAATTGTGCCGGCAATTCCATCCGCAAAGGCCCTCGCCCGTTCCATATCCTGTCGTTCTTACAAAATCAGGATAGTTCCCCTTAGAGGCTCGAGGCTTCTCGCTCCAACGGAAAACCCGCCCCTGCCAGCTTTTGTGATTGGCAGGGCCCGTTCCTGTGTCTCGTGCCCCAGTGTGTGCAGTGGTTTCCACAAGGTCAGTTTCCAGGTAATCAACGGATTGTTCCCTATATTTGGCGCTAAGCTGCACTACCCCTGTTTGAATTGCTCTCCGCACAGCAACGTCCAGATGATCAATGTGACCGCTTTCATAGGCCACGCGGTTTTTCAGCGGATTTCCATTCTTGTCATAGGCTACGCAAAGTCCGCTGTCGGCCAGCTGCTTCACGGCCTCGGCGATGGCCTGATTGTAGGAGATCGCCCCAGACTGTACCTGCATCGCCGCACTGTCCAGCGCCCACTGGTAGGCCCTAGCGGGCGGCAGCATGACCCTGTGCCGCCCTTGCCGGACCAGGAACCCCATGGACTGGGTCAGATTCCTGTACTGGCCACGAGTCTGCTCGTAGATGGCCCAAACATCCTCCTGCTCCACCATCCGTTCGGGAGCGGTCACCTGGGCCAGGTCCACCATATCGGTGTAGTATTTCTGATTGCGGGCCACAACATCGTCCAAAAGTTTGTCCAGCTTCTCCGCCCCGGTACTGGTGGTGCTGGCGATGGCTTTCTTGATGTCCTCCAGGTCGATCCCCAGGGCCCGGAGGGCGCGGATATCAGAAATTGTCACTTCATTTAGTTGCCCCGATATTTCGAGCCTACTGCAAATTTCGTCCAGCAGCTTCAGCTCCAGGCCACGGAACAGCTCCGCCAGTTCTTCCGGGAGAGCGTCCAAGATCTGCGGTGTGAAGGGGTATCGAGGCATTACTCAATTTCCTCCTGCCGCTCATCCGTCAAGTCCTCCATACCAGGAAGCGCCGCTTTTGCAGTTTCCCCATCCTCATTCATCCATTTTGCCCGGAACTCCCAAGCGTTCATAATCCCTGCGTCTAACAGCTGAATATCCCGAGAGAAATCGGACTGCTTGTCCTCGATAATCGAATCATCGAAGTCAATGGAGATTTCCACGTCCTCCTTCAGGCCCATATGCAGCACTGAATTGCCAAGCCGCAGGATTATGCGGGCCAGTTCCTCCAGGCAACTGCCCAGAATGTTTTCATGCTTCTTGATGGTTCGGAACATGGTAGAATTTTCACTGATGACCTGGGTGGCCGTGGCAATGCTGCCGTTGTCGAAGCGGTAGTGGTTCTCACCGAAGCCGCACCGACTTGAGAGGGCATTGAGCATATCCTGCAAGCCCGCGTTATGCTCCTGGGTTCGAAGGGCCATATCAATGGGTGTGATTAGGTTCCCGTCTTTGACGTCCTCCGGCAGCACATAGAAGGTCACGTCATTGGGATCGAATACAGAGTCTCCCTCAATTGTTTTGGTGGCCCCCGGCTGAATCATGACGCGTTTTTTTCCGAGGACAAACTCATTCACGTAGCTGTCATAGGCAATATCCACGCCCTTGATCTGGTCAATGGCGTTTGCGTAAGCCGGAATGCCCATCGGGAGCGTATAATCATAGTTGTTGGCAATATTCAGGCGGTCAATGACAAATTGCCGCTCTGGAGAGCCCGTATACACAACCGGCGCAACTTTTTCAAACCGAGGAATGGTGCGGATGCTGACTTTGGAAAGTCCTCCGTTATTATCACGAAACAGGGAGTTTTCAATTATGTAATTCCCATCGCCCCCAAATCTGTGAATCTGCAAATAGAGATACTTTTCCCCTTTGGCCACTACGCTGCTGGTAAACGCGCACTCATAGACCTGTCCGTTCTCCCAGGACAGCGGAAAGATATTCTGTGCTGTTACATAATCAATTTTTATTGCGGCCTTTCCAACGCCAAGCAATCGACCGATTTTCCCAATAAATCCGCCAAACTGCACATTTGTCACGCGGGGGACGTAGGCAACCGTGCCCAAACCGGATTTCATCTCCTGCATCTCATTGGCTTTGACAAAAAAGTTATTGGCTTTGCAGACGGAATCGAAGAACTCCTGCTCCCGCTGACCCTCCAGTGTGATCTTCACCTTCTCGTTCATCAGGAGGTTCGCCCAGTCCTCTGCCACCTTCTTCCCCATGCCCATGGTGTAACGGCGGCATTGGACAGTCTTTTGGCCGTTGAACACCCGATAATCGTGGAATCCCCGGACGTTGCCATCGTACCAGGACTTCCAGACGTCAATCTGACCGTAGAATTCAGCGGGGATAGTGTCATAGCCCTTTTCTTTCAGTTTCTCCAGGATGTTCAATTCGGCGGCTCACCTCCTGTTTCAAAATCCATTCTCCATGAAATCCAACTTTTTAAAAATCAAAAAAGCCACAAACTTTTTGACGTGTGCATTTTTGCTTTTGAAGTAAATTTTTGAAAGTATAGGAGAAATTTCGCAAAACACCGGCTCCCAATACGGATTATTGTATTCTTTCATTCCCTCATCTCCTTGTGAATTCGCTTATGCAATCCCCGCAAACAGCAGCCGGAACGTCTCCCGGCCTTTCGGCGTAATCAGCGTCTGCGTACCCTTCCAGCCGGATTTGTCATTGAAGCACTCTTTCAGCTCGAACAGGCCATCGTCCACATACCGCTGATGAGGCAACAGTTTCCCGGATTGATCGCGGTATATGTACTTTTTCTCCAGCAGGAACGAAACGAAGCCGCCTTGTTTTGTATGGAGCTGTTTCGCCGTGTCCCGGAAGTTGGTCAGCAGGTTGCGGTCAACCAAATCGTCGAAGTAGTCCGCTTTGGGCTTCATGATCTGGTTCTGGACGGTCAGCGTGGACAGGCGCAGCTTTTGATTCTCGATGGTTTTCTGCGCCACCAAAAGCGCTTTTGCCATCAATTCATCCGGGGTCATGGAATCCGCCCCGTGGATGTAACCGCCCGTCTTACGGATTGCCGGAATGACATCGTGGGTAATCCACCGTTTAAAGACTTTCGCCTCCGGCTTGCGGCTCCCCAGTACCAGGGAGTAAAGGCCGGGTTCGTTGACGGCATTGACCATCATGCGCTTTTCGGGATTCTGGGGGTGGGGGATTTCAATTCGGGCACCCTCGTCATCGTCCAGCCGGGAGATTGCCTTGTTCACGTCCTCCAGCTCCAGCGCCCGACACACATCCGCCGCCACAAACCACGGCTCGCCGTCCTGCTCGATAACGCGGACAGCCCCAAATTGCTCGTTCTCAAAAATTATCATTTCGTTCATGTGATATTCCCCTTTTCTCCAAACGGTGGCGTTATTGCGGCGGGTCTATTATCTTGTCGCGCATATCACAAAGCCAATGCTTGTTGTGCGGAATCGGGA